CCATTATAACATTATCTTGAATAGATCCGCTAGTATCAATTGCAATATAAATGTCTACCTTACCTTTAATTGCAACAGCCTTTGGGGCATAATATCCACTAGCAAGAGCACGTTTATTTGGTCGAGCCCAATCAAATTCTTTTCTATTAGATAATACAACGAAATTTTTCAGAAGTGCACGCCAATTTGTTTTTGGTTTGATAATATTTTGATTGAACCCTCTAGGCATTCCACCTTTTTGAGCGCCTCTAGTCATTTCCTGAACAACGCTTGAAATGATATTCTTTAAATCACTTTCTTTCTGAGATTCTGTTTTACCTTCTTTACTATCTGGTGTATAATTTGGATCATCAGATGGAACATCCATAGGAACTGGATTAACTTCTCCACTTTCTCCACTTTCGAGCATTTTATCAAATGCTTTTTGAAGTGATTCAAGAAACTCTTTCATTGCTTTGTTTTCAGCATCTTCTAAGGGTTGAAGAGCATCATATACTTCCTCACAAGTCATGTCTGTAATATCAACTTTTAATGGGGGAGCTCCTTCTATTTTTTCATCAATAAACCATTTATCTCCTTCTTTTTTTGGAATACATCCAGGACTAGGAAGACTCATTCCCATTTCTAGAAGATCACGATTCATAGTAAAATCTGTCGCAATATTCCATCGTTTATGTTCCCTTCCTTTTTTGCGATAATGTGTTAAGTTTGCGATATGGAATGTTTCATGTGCAAGAACACCAATAACTTCTTGAAATGATAATTTTGCCATGAATTTAGGGTTAATATAAATATTTCCATTATCATCAACACCCATAGTTGGACAAACTTTATCATCTTGTGTAGGGATTGTACGAAGTCTTGTGAGAATTAATCCAAAGAATGGATAATCTCTATATAATTTAGTTTTTGTACGAAGTAACCGTAATTCAAATGCTTTAAATTCATCCATAGGCATTACATTTGAATCTGGAGCGGGTTCATCTTCTTCGCTTATTAAATTGTAAATTTTCAGAAGTGCATCATTATCAGATCTATTAATCATGGTGTTTTATATATTTAATATAATTTTATTTTGTTTAATAATTTATATAATGTATTAGAAAATTAATACATTGTAGAAAAGTACTGCTTATACAATAAATAACTATATGGCCTTTAAACTACTTGTAGAACCATCCACAACTAATTTGGACGACTACGAATATATTCTAGAGGAGAAAGATCGTAATTCTCCTAGTACATTATACATTAAAGGGCCATTTATCGGTGCTGAAATTATTAATCGTAATAAACGAAAATATCCTATAGAAGAAGTTACTCGCGAAGTTGATAGATATCGCGCAGAAATGATTAATACACAAAGAGCAATGGGTGAATTAAATCATCCAGCAAGTGCTGATGTTAATCTAGAACGTGCATGTCATATTATTACAGAGTTGAAACAAGATGGAAATGTTTTTTATGGTAAAAGTAAAGTTTTATCAACTCCTTGTGGATTAGTTGTACGATCACTAATTAATGATGGAGTTAGAATTGGAGTTAGTACACGATCATTAGGTCAATTAGTAGAATCTGCAGGGTGTAGTATTGTACGAGAAATGCGATTAGTAGCAGTAGATTGCGTCAGTGATCCATCGTATGGAAAAGCATTTTGTCAAGGTATATTAGAATCTAAACATTGGGTACTTAATGTTGATGGGACATTTCAAGAATCATACGAATCATTTGAAAGCGGATTAAATTCTTTACCAAAGCATGATGTAAATAATTACCTTAAAGGATTAATTCTTGAATTTCTACAGAAACTATAACTTGGAGCATAAATAATATTAGATGAAAGAGCGCAAATATATAACTAAATTTTTACAATGCATAACTGAAAAAAATTATGCACTTGGGAATAAATATTTACGAGCAATATTAACAGAGAAATTGAAGACTCGTATTGCCTCTGCAATTAGTACAATACACCCATTTTAATTATGTCGAAAAACATTACAGCACTACTTAAAGAAGCAACAAAAGATCTTCTCACAGATGAAACATTAACTCAAATTCAATCAGTGTTTGATTCTAAAGTTACTGAAAAAGTAACACTTCAAGTCGAAGCTGCTCTTATTAAACAAGATGAAGACTATTCACAGAAACTTGAAACTCTTGTAGAAGCTCTTGATACAGATCATACAAAGAAATTAGAGCGTGTTGTAGAAGCATTAGATCAAAATAATACAAGTAAATTAAAAGTTGTACGTAATCGTTTTGCTGGTGTTGTTAATGAACAAGCAAAGCAATTTAAAAATAAAATGATTAATGACGTTAGTAGATACCTTGATGTGTATCTAGAACAAACATTTCCAGTTGAAGCACTAAATGAAGCAGTTGTTAATAAAAAATCAACAATGATTCTTAATAGTCTTCGAAAAAATCTTGCAGTAGGTACTGCATTAGCCAAAGAAAGCGTAAAAGAAGCTATTCTAGATGGCAAACAACAGTTAGATGAAGTTCGTAAAGAACTTGAGACATCCAAGCAAACCTTGGCACTAGTGAAAGAGCAAGCTGATAAAGCAAATGCTGCACTGATACTAGAGCAAAAGACTGCTAATCTTCCAGAAAAGAAGAAAGCATATGCAAAGCGTGTTCTTGCAGGTAAATCTCCAAAATTTATCACAGAGAATATCGATTATACATTAAGCCTCTTCGATAAGAAAGATGAGGATCGTCTCCAAACATTGACTGAAGAAGCATTCAATAATCGTGTTGCTAAAGAAGATTCTCTAATTGAAGAATCTACAGAAACAATTACGAAAACGACTGCGCATCCTCTTACAAGTTCATATCTAAGTGAACTTAATAAATATTAATAAGAGATAATTCATATCTGAAATCCCTGGGATTTATCCCATGAGGTCGAAAAATCACAAAAGAAAGAAAACATAATAATTATGGCACAAATTAGGCCTTCACAGGCATATATTAATGCAGATCGCGCACGGCTACTTATTGAGAAATGGACTCCTGTATTGGATTACAAATCGAAAACTGTAGCACCGCTCGAAGACGAACATATGCGTTTGAATACAGCAATGCTTCTGGAAAATCAGGAACAATGGTGTTTAAATGAAACGAATATGGCCGGCAATGGTGGATCATTCGGTTCTGGTACTTCTATCGGAGGCATTTATGCTCCCCCTGGAACAACTACTAGTAACGATGGATACGCTAACGGAGATGCTCGTCTTCCAAAGATTCTGATTCCTATGATTAGACGTACTTTCCCTGAACTCATTACCAATGAGATCGTTGGCGTTCAGCCAATGAGTGGCCCAGTTGGATTGGCTTTTGCACTCCGCTATAAATATACTAACACTACCCTCGGTGGTGGGAATTATATGGATGGTGGATCAGCTGCTGCTTCTCCTGGCGTTACCACACATGCTACTATATCATCGGGCACTACCGGTACAGTAGGTTTTAATGAACTCGGATATCAATTCCTTGATACTCGGTTCACTGGAACCTCTAGTCAGACACTAACCGGTGTTGCTGGATATTGGGCATTCCCCAATGAGGATACTGGTGTTGCCGAAATTTTAAAGAATTTCGAAATCAATTCCAATATTCCTGTCGTTGAGGTTTCCTTCGAGAAAACTGCTGTTGAAGCAGGAACTCGTAGGCTGGGTGCTCGCTGGTCTGTTGAGCTCGAACAGGATCTGAAAAACATGAACGGTATCGATATCGATGCTGAAATCACAAACGCTATGTCGTATGAGATTCAAGCCGAAATCGATCGTGAAATGATTGTCAGAATGGTCCAAACTTCTCTCAATGCCGGTTACGGTGTTGGGTTCTCAGTCTGGTCCCCTGCAAGCGCCGATGGCCGTTGGTTGGTTGAGCGTAATCGTGATTTCTACCAGAGATTAATTATTGAGGCGAATCGTATCGCCGTTCGTAATCGTCGTGGTGCTGCTAACTTTGTTGTTGGTACCCCTCGCGTTTGCGCAATTCTTGAGATGCTCCCTGAATTTCAGTGGGTACCTGTCCAAGGCAATGTTAATACTCAGCCAGTAGGTGTAGCCAAAGTTGGCAACCTCGGTGGAAGATTTAACGTTTATCGCGATACTAGAACTGAAGTCCAAAATACCGCAGTGTATGGCCGCCAAGGCTATACAGGTTCGTATTCAACTGGTGTTGAATATGCACTACTGGGGTACAAAGGGGTTGAGTTTTATGACTCAGGCATCATCTATTGTCCGTATATTCCAGTAATGGTACAGCGTACAACAGGACCAAATGATTTTGCTCCACGGGTTGGTTTGTTAACTAGATACGGCGTCGTAGATAATATCTTCGGTGCAAACCTCTATTATCACACAATCCTGGTCCAAGGTCTTGGGGTCGCGTTTACTCCGAGCAACCAATCTGTATATTTCTAGAACTCGTTGATATTCAACGACTTATAGAAATAAAGCAACAGTTAAAAAAAGATACCGGTAATTGACTTGCCGGTATCTTTTTGTTTAGATGTAAATACAACAAAATAAGATTGCAAGACACAGATTTCCAAAAGGTACAAAATTTATTAAGCTTAGAGATATAGAATAAAACAATTAATAATAGATTTGGATTATAATTAAATATATATGAATAAATTAAAAACAGCAATACAACTATTTGTGGATAACAAATATAAAGGCAGTCTCAGATTTATGAAAGACAAACTATTCATAAAGACATTTGGACTGCAGAACTATAATACAGTAAGTGCATATTCTGCAACAATAGATATACCATTTTCGTTGCGAATATATCATTTTCTGCATGATTTACCAACAATTCCAAAGTGTAAAAAGTGTAATAAAGAAGTTAGATTTAACTCTAATACTGGATATCAGACATACTGTGGAAACGACTGTAGATATAAAGATATGGATGCTATACAAGATATAAAGCGTGCAACAAATCTAGAAAAATATGGAGCTACAAATGTATTAGCTAGTGATTATGGAAAAAATAAAACATTAGAATCACATAGAGAGCGATATGGTGTAGATCACTATAATCAAACAAAAGAATATGCTGATCGTATATCTAGCGGTCAAATTATACGTCATATAGATTATGACAAACAAATAGATACGAGATTAGATACTCAATATAATGAAGTATTATTAAATCATTCATTAGTTATACCAAATTTTACACAAGAGCAGTATCATGGAGTAAACGATAATTATGAATTAATCTGTAAAACTTGTAATAATATTTTTAGTTGGCCTTTGCATCGAGCAATTACTGCAGATTCCTGTATGCATTGTAATAAAAGTCAGAAAGGTACGAAATCTGAACGATTAATTAGCAAGTGGCTTACGGATCAAGGAATTGTACATTTAATGAGACAACGTAAAATTTTTGATAATGGATATGAATTAGACATTTATATTCCAGAACATGCATTAGGAATTGAGATACATGGA